GATAGACACCAACCAAGCAATCAGGGAAGACCAAAGAGGCTACAACGTTATTGCTTGTCCTGGATATCCAGAACTGATCCAGAACATGATCAACCTAAACACCGACAGGAACAACACAGCGTTCGTGGTAGGTGACACACCTTTGAGGTTAACGGGCACAGCCACAGCGATCACTAACTGGGCGAACAACACAGCGGCCGCCACAGACAACGGCGAGGACGGTCTTGTTAGTTCAAGTGATTACTTGGGAGTGTTCTACCCTTCAGGATCAACCACAGACAACACAGGCAAGTCGATCGTTGTTCCACCTAGTCACATGATAATGAGGACACTGGCGAACAACGACAACGTTGCTTTCCCATGGTTCGCTCCAGCAGGTACCAGAAGAGGTATCGTGGACAATGCCACAGCAGTGGGCTACATTGACGCCACGTCGGGAGAATTCCAAACAATATCTGTTGCGGAGTCAGTGAGAGATAGTATGCACGAGGTCAAAGTTAACCCAATAACTTTCTTCTCAGGTGCTGGTATCGTGAACTTCGGTAACTTGACCAAGACATCGGCGAGTTCAGCATTGGACAGGATCAACGTTTCAAGACTGGCAGTGTATCTGAGGACACAACTGGATGCAATCGCCAAACCGTTCATCTTTGAACCAAATGATGAGCTGACAAGGAACGAGATCAAACAAGCGATCGAGTCATTCTTGCTAGAACTTGTTGGTCAGAGGGCGTTGTATGACTTCCTAGTAGTATGTGATGACACCAACAACACACCTACAAGGATCGACAGGAATGAGCTGTACGTAGACATCGCGATCGAACCAGTGAAGTCGGTCGAGTTCATCTACATACCGTTGAGAATCAAAAACACAGGAGAGATTGCAAATTTAGGGAACTAATTTTGGAATAAATAGATAGGAGAAACAAATGGCAATATCAACTTTATCAAAATTCACAGTACCTTTAGCAAACGATCAGAGCTCGGCATCACAAGGTTTATTGATGCCAAAACTACAGTATCGTTTCAGAGCGATCCTGGAGAACTTTGGAGTATCAACACCGAGGTCAGAACTTACAAAACAAGTTATCGACATCACAAGACCCAACCTGACTTTTGACACAGTGACGCTAGACGTTTACAACTCAAAAGTATACGTTGCGGGCAAACACACTTGGGATCCGATAACGATCAACCTAAGGGATGATGTCAACAACTCAGTGACCAAACTGGTTGGTGAACAGATACAGAAACAGTTCGACTTCTTCGAACAGTCAAGTGCGGCATCAGGAATCGACTACAAATTCACAGCAAGGATTGAAATGCTTGATGGTGGTAACGGCGCGAGCGCACCAAATGTGTTAGAAACATTTGAATTGTACGGTGCATACGTTGAGAACGTGAACTACAACACACTAGCGTATCAAACTTCAGAACCAGCGACAATCACACTATCAGTGAGATACGACAACGCCATCCAGACTCCAACAGGAACAGGAATCGGTACAGCGGTATCTAGAACGATCGGTACCCTAAGTACTGGTGGTTAATACAAATTAAGTTAGCAATTATAAAGTACAAAAAAGCGTCTTTATAGGCGCTTTTTTTGTGACCATAAATACCCATATGCCAAGCATTAACAACTTCCTACAGGGATTCCAGGACGGCCTACCCGGAATGAAAGACTTCCGACACGCATCACGGTTGTACATAGACGACAACTACAAGTTGATGCCCAAACAGAAGTTCCTGTTCCACGTGGTTTTCAACACGGATGAGACCTTGTTCTATGGTGGATTCAATCCCAACGAGAAATACGAACTCAACATGTTGGTGAAAAGTTGTGATCTGCCAAAATACAACATGAGTGTGGAGGAGAAGACACAGTACAACAAGAAGATGTATGCGGCAACCAGGATAGCATATGAACCAGTGAACATCACATTCCACGATGACCATGCAGACACAGTGAATGCCTTTTGGAAGAAGTACTACGAGTACCACATCGCTGACTCCGTGGCACTGAATTCCGATCTAGCGATATCCAGCACCAAGGACGATTACTACGACGGCATAGACAAGAAGAACATAACGAAATTCGGTATGGACACACCAGCACAGAGGAAGAAACCATACCTGAAAGGCATAGAGATCTTCGTGCTACACAAACAGAGATTCACATCAATGACCTTGGTCAATCCCATTATAGGATCATTCAGTCACGACAACCTAGACCAAGCGGACGGCGCCGGTGTGCTGTCAAACACCATGCAGATTTTGTATGAGACAGTGATATACAAATCAGGCATCATAAACAAGAACAACGTGCCAGGCTTCGCCACAATTCATTACGATAAGGAACCTTCACCTTTGACCGTGCTTGGAGGAGGAACAAACAGCATTTTTGGACCGGGGGGTGTGGTTGACGGTATAGGTTCAGTGATCCGGAACGTGCAGTCCGGCAACATATTGGGAGCAATACTTGCCGCTTCCAACACCTACAACAACGCCAAGAAAATCAAGAAGTCAGATGTCAAGGAAGAACTCAAAGGCATAGCCAAGGAAGGCATACTGGAAGTGGGCAAACAGGCGGGAACCATAACCAATCCAGTGGGTGCATTCACGGTGGGTGCCGCTGTTGCAGGCGCAACATTGTTGGCCACTGCCAAAGGAACCAATGACAAATCACAAAAACAGAACACACGTGTGATCGATAATCCAAGTCTAGACACCGTGACATATCTGACTGCGGAGGAATCATTCAATCTTATCACTAGCGACGAATCAATCAAGGACGAGGTCGCGGCCGGTATCTATTACAAGGACATCGGGTCAAGGAAGGATCTCACAGTGGCTGAATCTGACGTGGAGTACAGCGGTGCCAGTGCCACGGTGAAGACAGTATACAGGAACAAGGCAATCACGGACATAAGAAAACTTGTAACAGAGGGGATAATAAAGATAAACAGGTCAACACAGGATGTTGCCATCAACGTTGAGAAGGCGGGACTATAATGGCTGATTTCTACACCAACCTACCACCAAAACAAAAAGACGATCTAGACAAGACCATAGAGAAACTGACCACATCTAATTACGAAACTGACTTTCAGTTCAGCGCAGGAGATTACGACAGCACGATAGGATTCTTCGTCAAGAGGGGGTTTGGTAGAACAGCGGCAGAATCGACGGCATACGCGATCCTATCACAGGCAAAAATTGATAATGTCAGGCCTCAGGAAATACTTGACAGCCTTACCAATGCAGATCCGGCACTGTTGTCCGAACTCATAACCATAATACTCAACGCCAACAGATACAAGTCGAGTAGACTGGGTGTCAGGCAGACGCTGACCACAAAAGAGACAGTATCTAGAAACATCATAGACTAATCTATGAAATTTTACATAACAGGTACAAGGCGCGGTCTTGGTTTAGCATTGAAAGAAAAATATCAAACTGTGGATACCATAAAAAATTGTGACATCTTTATAAATTGTAAACACGAAGGTTTTGAACAAGTAACTTTACTTTATCAGGCCGCAAAGCTCAATAAGAAAATCATTAACATTGGTTCTAACAGTCCAGACACAAAGAAAAATAAACCATGGATCTACGCTGTAGAAAAATCAGCACTAGACAAAGCGAACGATCAGCTATTCTATCAAGGGGTAGACACGTGTATAGTCAGGTTTGGATATTTTGACTCTCCTAGAGTGGCACACGTTGATGCTAAAAAAATGAGTATAGAATATTGTGTGTCCATAATAGATTGGATATTACAGCAACCACACAGGATTAAAGAAATCACCGTATGCCCTTCGACATAGAAAAAATAAAACAAGAATTAAAAACTTTACCAGATTTTGATGATCAAATATGTTTACAAGGCACCCATGATAACATGGATCCGTTCCTTGGCATTGGCAAATTAAAAAATATAGATCCATACAAAGAAACAGATTTCAACAAACCAATCTTTGACATTCCTTACATAAATTCAATCATTGAAAATTTAAAAATGTTCCGGACCAGAGTAATGGTGTTGGAGCCTCGCACCTGTTATACATATCATTAT